GATTCTGATTTTATACCTGGAGTGAAGAGAGGACTTCAGAATCTTCAAGCATCTGCATATGGTGCTACTGCACTTGCAGGCTCTGGATTGAAAAAGCTTGGTGCTGAATCTGCTGGCCAGAGTTTGCAAGACTTTGGCATGGAAGGATATAATAGGAATATTGAAGAAGCAAAATTATATCCTAAAAAACATTCCTTTAAAGATATTTATACTGGCAAGACAGGTATTGGTGGTGCTCTTGACTGGGCTCAAGGAACCTTAGGTGAACTTGTTCCAAGTATGGCTGAGGCTGCGATCGGTGCTGGTATAGGATCTGTTGTTGCTCCAGGCCCAGGTACTATTGCCGGAGGGTTGGCAGGTAGAACAATTCTTAAGAAAGGAATTGATGAAGCTGTCAAGCAGTCAATCAAACGTGGAATTGGAGATTTGACAGAAGCTCAGGTAAGAAAGCAACTTACTGGCCAAGCTCTGAAGAAGTTTGGTGGCAAGGTTGGTATTGCCGGATCAGTTATGCCCCTTGAGTCTGGTGGCATGTACGCTGAGTTGCTACAAGAGAAGGGCATTGACGCACCTGAGACTGCATTGCTGTTTGGTGCTTTGGCAACATCATTAGAATTTGCTGGTGGTAACAGTAAGTTGGTAGATACTTTTGTAGATGCTTTGAGTAAGGGTTCTACTGGAACTGTTAAGAGATCAGCAAAGGAATTGCTTACAAATATCCCTCAAGAAGCCCTGCAGGAAGGTGGACAGGAGTTGCTTAGTGTTCTTAATACTGTAGCAAACACTGATGAGAAGCTGCTGACTGCTGATAATGTTGAACGCATTATTGAAAGTATAGCTGCTGGTGCTGTCGGTGGTGGAGCTGGTGCAGCAGTTAATGCAGGCTTCTCAGCACAGGCTAAGGATTCTGGCCCTGGAAAGACTGATGCAGAGATTGAGCTTGACCGAAGAGCAACGAACATCCTTAATCTTAAGGAAGATGAACTTGGTAAGAGTATTCAAACTTTAAATGATACTCTTAATTTAAATAAAGAAATTCTTGATGATCCTTATAAGCTTGATCAGAAAGCAAGAGAGTTAAATGTTGATCAGGCTGAATTAATCAGAAAGACTATTGAGCAGAATAAAAATAGTCAGAGTCTTCTTGATCGGATTAATTCAGGAATTCAGAAGAAAGAAGAACTGGCTAAGAAAGAATATGAGCAACTTTCTCCTGAAGAGAAGGAAGCACGAGAGATTGAAAGTAAGTTAAATACTAAAAGATATGAAGATGCAAGTCAGCTGAATGATAGAATTACAAGTATTGATAATGAAATTGATACTTTATCGTCTTCATATTATAGTAAACTTGATCCATTAAATGAGCAAGAAAAGAAAGTAATTGCAGATAAAATTATTACTTTAAACAAACGTCGTAATGAAGTACTTGATAAGAAAAGTCCAGAACTTAAGAAGGCTTTTGCTCCTTACACTACTAGAGAAGATAGGCAGAAATATCTTGAAGAACTTTTTGGGACTGTAAATGTAGGAGAAAAAATTGGTGTAGAGAAAGATGCTGCTGAATCTGCAAAGATTATAGAAAGTGAAATAGTTCCAAAATCTATAGCTGATTATGCAAATCAAATAATTGCAAATAAATCTCAGGAGAGATCAACTTTAAATGATCAATCAACTTCAAGAACTCCTGAGGAAGAACATAACTTAAGACAAATTGAAGCTTATGTAAACTACGTAAAGACTTATATAAATAATAGTTTTACTCCCGAAGAAAGAAAGATTATTGAGAATTATTGGCAGGAAGTTAAAAAGGAATTGAATCTTCGTCAGGAAGAAATGACTCCTGGAACGGAAGCGTTCATGAGGAAGAAGTTCTTTGAGACGCAACTTGCTAATATTGAAGGTAATGTTAAAAGTGATACGGCAGCACAAGTTGGAGCAAAACAAAATGTTGTTCCATCTTTAGCTGAGCAGAATAAACGTCAGGCATGGTTTCAACAAATTGCTAAAGACCTCGGAGATGTTCCGACAGCAAATAGCCAGACAGTTCAAACTGAGATTCCTAGAAACTTGCCTGGGGGTTTGCAGAGTGGGTTCACTAATGAACAGCAAGTAGGTAATGTTCCACAGTTTCAAGTAGGTGAAACAGATAGCAAAAAAATAATAAAAGAGGCTGGTGGAAGAGTTATTATTGATAATCCAGGTGGCAGTTGGTTAGAAGAGCAGCGTGAGAAAGCTAAAGCAAAAGATGAAAGAACTGGTTTCAGGCATGGTTCTGTTACAGCAAAAATTGATAGAATAGAACTTCCCATAGACTCAGTTGTGTTTTTAAGGGGAATGGAAGGAGAAGATGTAAGGCTTGATCATTTACAAGATTTTCAAGACACTAGAACAATCATGAAGATACGAAGAAGTATCTCTGATAATGGATATCTTCCAGATAAGGCTATTTTTATTAATGTAGGATATGATGGAACGGCGTTAATCAATGAGGGAAATCATAGAGTACGGGCTGCAAAACTTGCAGGACTTAAAACAATCCCTGTTGAAATTGCTTACTTTGCTGGTGGAGAATCAGTAAATGGGCCGCTGTCACTTGATTCTATAGCAAGAATGGTAACAAAAACTTCACAGTTTCAAGTTGCCGAAAATAAAGAAGCCTTAGGTAAAGTAAATATTGAAGACATTAAAAAAGTCTTTCCAAATCAAACAATCACTCAACATGAAAATGGTTCAGTATCTGTTCAGTTCAAGAATGGGCAAGGCTTAACAATCAATAGCATTCAAACTGCTGGACAAGATCTTGTTAAGTTAGCTATTGAAACTGGGCAAATGTCAAAGAATGGAAAGATTCTTGGAATTACAACAGGGAATGAAATTCTTCTTGATGAAAACTTTGCAGACAACAAAACTCTTTGGCATGAGAACAAGCATGTTCTTGACAATCTGGGATTGATCACAGAAGCAGATGATAGCACTTTGAATAAGGAGTTTAACAAGCTGCGGAAGGCAGGTAAGCTTGATTTTGCCCTCAGCACTCACAAAGATCCAAAACAGCGAATGGTTGAAAATCGTGCGAACATGTTTGCTCAGATTATGGTTAACAGAGCTGAATACAGAAATACTGCTTTTGGTAAAGTGATTCAAAGAGTAATGGATTTCTTTCAACAATTGTTAAGTTTTGGCAAGCAAACTGTTTCTGGCTTAGCTCGTGAAGTAGAAAGCGGAAAGATTTATGAGCGTCAAGTTAATGGACAAACTGTTCAAGTTACTGTTCCTCAGGCTGAGGCACTCCGTGAAGGTATGCCAATGTTCGAGGTTCGTGAAGCCCCAGTTCAGAAGATCAGCGATGATGTTTATCACCAAATGTTCAGCGAACGAAATAGTTTAGTTCGTACAATCGGCCAGACTCTTCATATGCGCGGACATGAAATTAAGCAACTCATCGACAAGGGATTGGGGTCTATATCAACTAGGCTTAAGAATGTAGATCCAATGCTCCGTTCAGAGATTAGAAACCTCGATTTTCGGACTTCACAAAAGATTGTAACCGCTTTACGAATTGCTCATCCACTCCTTGAGAAGACTAAACAAATGAGTCCGCAAGATAAATTTGTTTGGGATGCAGCTAGGAGAAATTCAGACGAGGTTAAGATAAAAGAGATTGCAGAAAAATACAGCATGACCGCTGATCAAGAAAAGTTGCGATCAGTCCTAGATCAAATTCGTCAGGATGCAATTGATGTTGGTTATGATGTGGGATTTATCGAAGAATACTGGCCTCGCATAATTAAGGATCAAGAGGGATTCTTACAGGCAACTAAAGGAATTTCTCAACGTCCAGTTATTACTGATGCAATCAAAGTTTATGCAGATAAGCTTGGGATGACAGTGGAAAAGTTTGAAATTGAATATCCTGAGCAGGCAGCAGATATTGCAAGCAACACAATACTTGGTAGGAACCTCGGAATTGGTGGGCCAGGCAATATTCAAGCCAGGCAATATGAAACTGTCCCGCCTGAGTTGAATAAGTTCTACATGGATAGTGATGCAGCATTGATGCAATACATCTATAGTATGACCAAAAAAATTGAAGCACGGAGATTCTTTGGTAAGGTTCCAGAGAGAATAGCAAGCCTGAAAACTGAAAAGAAACGAAAGCAGGTAATGCTCACAGAATATGAAAAGGCTAATAATACTGCACGCATAGAAGATGTTTCAGGCGACTTGATTAGAATAGAGCAAGAATTGGATAAGTACAAACTGCAAAGAGACTATACTGAGAATATTGGTACATATATTAATGACTTGCGAATGTCTGGTCGAATCCAGGCAGATGATGAAAAAGTAGTTAGAGATATTCTTGATGCTAGGTTCCACGAACATGGAGCTACAGGAATAGTTAATGCTTACAAAAATATGTCATACATCGACGTAATGGGTTCACCTATATCTGCGTTAACGCAGATTGGAGACTTAGCTTGGGCGATGTATGTAGGCAAGGTATGGACACCACGTGGCCTAGCTGATACAGTTAAGAATGTTGGTAAAGCCATAACTAAGAAGTCTGAAATAACTAAGGAAGACTTAGGGATTGAGAGGATCGCCCAGGAGTTTGCAGACGGAACGACACTAGGGAATGCAGTAAGTTGGGTATTCAAAAAAGTTGGACTTGAAAGAATAGATTCGATCGGCAAAGAGACTTTGATCAACAATGCGTTTAGTAACTACAAGGTTATGGCCAGCACTGAGGCTGGACGAACAGAACTGCTAAAGCAAATCAAGCCAATCTTTGGAACACAGTCTGAGAGTGTAATAAATGATTTGCTCGCAGGAAATCCGACAGACAACGTAAAGATGTTGCTGTACCATCGCTTGCTTGATTTCCAACCTGTAGCGCTTTCTGAAATGTCAGAGCAATATCTCAAGAGTGGAAATGGCCGAGTGTTTTATATGCTCAAGACATACACACTCAAACAGTTTGATGTTTTCAGAAATGAAGCATGGCACAAAATTAAGACTGGCGAACGGGATCAGGTTATTGAAGGAATTGGTAACATGATTAAGCTGGTGAGTTTACTTACACTGGCTAATGCAGGCGCAGATGAGTTGAAGGATTGGATGTTGGGGAAAGAAACTAAGTTTGAAGATAACGTGATTGAAAACTTCTTAACTATGGGTGGAGCATCAAAGTTTGTAAGGATGCAAACAGCTCGGGAAGGTTTAGGATCTGGATTGATCGGGCAGATTTTGCCACCATTCAGGTTTGTAAACTCCATCAGTAAGGACCTTAACCAATTGTATGGGTCTTACATTACAGGAGATACAATTGATTTTGATCATGCAAGAATTGTAGAGTCCATTCCAATTGGTGGGAAGATTTATTATTGGCATTACGGAAGGGGAGAGGACTACAAAAAGAGTAGTAACGAACAAGAGTTTAGTAAGGTCAGTAAGGAAGTCGATATCTTCAAGAAGCAACTTGAAAACTCGGAAGACAAACGAACCTTCTTGAATTCAAACCTGGATGGCTTCAAACAAATGAAGTTGCATGAAAACTTTCAGAGTGCTCTCAATCGGAACCAGGCAGTAATTAATAAGTTGAAAAAGATTGAGCAGACAACAAATGTTAGAGAAAGGCTTGGACAGTTGCAGCATCAACGAGAGGTAATATTAAAAAGATATTTTGAAGTTGTAGATACGATGCAATAAAAATGAATAGCCAGAACTCATACTGTTTCGTGAGTTCTGGCTTTTGTTTATACTTTGTTTAAAGGAAATTTAAATTTTGTTATGCCTGCAAAATCTTCAGCAGATTTTCTAGCTTTTACGGCATCTTCAAAATTTAAGAATATTCCTAATAATATATATTTTTTATTAATAGTAATTCCTGCCTGCCATTTATTTCTTTGTTTATTCCAACTAACTCCAATAACACCTGAAACACTATTTTTACTTACACTTCTATTTAAACAGTTTTGTTGTTTAGTAACAAGTCTAAGATTTATTATTCTATTGTCAGATGGATCTCTATTAATATGATCAATATCTTTATTTGGTTTCTTACCATAATAAATATACCATATTAATCTATGTACTGAATATACTTTTCCTCTAATAGAAACATGTTTATAACCTTTAGAATTAGCATATCCAGCTTTTCCATCAGCATTAGGAAAATAAATTTTTTTCTTTCTTGGAGGATCACGATATATTAAATCACCCGTTTCAGGATTATAAATAAACATCTTTCTTAATTCTTTTAAAGTAATTTCTTTCTTCTCAATTACTTTATCTAATTTATTTATGCTTTCTTCTTTCATATATGTAGCATAAACATTACCATTCCCATCCTGCATACATACAACATTTGGCATAAATATACCTCTTATTAGATAATGAGTGACCGTTCATAAATGAACAACCAGTTGTCAAACATTAACTTAAGTTCCACAACTAATTAGCTCTCTTGCTCACATTCAGGACAAACTTTACCAGTAAAGTCTTTATGATGTTTTTCACAACGATGAATTTTATTTTCTTCAATTTGATTGTCTAAGAACTCCTCCCAAGGCATCATATTCATTACTCGCTGCATATCGGGATGAGCAGATTTAGCTGTACGGAGCTTTCTGATATGCGTCCATTCGGATGAATCTGCCGTGACTACGATCTCAGTCTTCAAGGCATTAGGCAGGACGGCCCGGGCTTGTTGGGGTGACAAAGGTCCTTCAGGCTTTACCATGTAATGATACGCAGTCTCGGCGTCTTCGCAAGCCAACATAAACTGACGGTAAGTATCATCGGGCCAGCTCTCAAGGTCTTCCGGTTCAATAAACTCCATATCCTTGCCAGCATAGTTTACGTACCGGGTTGATTCCTGAGCAAAAGAGCAAGGCCTGTGTCGTACCAACTCATGACTGACTCCGCGATCACAGATAAACTTGACAGCAAACCTGTGGAGTTCCTTGGGGACTTCATTGTGAGGGCAGACTTGCCAACCTCTAGTACCGGTTTCAATATCTATAGAAAATAAACTTCCATAACCTTTTACAAAACAATCGCAGTAGTCAGGGATTCCTTCCTTCACAGTATGCTGATACCATGCAGTAAGACTTCCTCCTATGTATGTGTGCTCAGAATCATTTAAAGCAGTTAGATATTTACCAACCTGTCCTTGTAACCAAACTAGTGGATAGTCCATTCTTTGTGCTCGCACTACAAAATTCGAGTGCTCGACCATAGCTAGATGACCTGCCTTGATCAGTTTCCGGACGAAGCCTTCTGCACTATCTTCAGTGATCTTGTCTTCTGACTTGTAGCATGTTCTGCCAGCCATCTCGATGAACTTAAGTGCTGCATTATATTCTGTCGGTACTGCGCCATAAAATTGTACGCTTGGTTTGATTATTTTCATATTTCATTCTCCATCCTCATGAGCTAAAGCTGCTATCAAATCATTAGGCAAATCTTCTCTTGGATCAATTGTACAGGTTGATTCTTTTAAACTGCTTCGTGTTTCATAAAGTGCCTTCTTGATAATTTCCCATATTTCATAATGATCTGGGCAAAGGCTTTCTTCACACATAACTTGCATCCGATTCATAACTTGATTATATTCAAAATAATTTCCGCTCATATGCTCTCCTTAGTCAACGTATTTTGCCCATTCATTATTGCATCCCTCAACTATTTTAATACAATCTTTAATTGCCTGTATGGTTGCTGCTGCTGTAACTCCATTAGGAATTATTATGTTAGCTGCATCCCTAGTTGGTTCTGCTTCCCGAGAAAGTAAATAAGTTTGAAGTTTTTGTAACACTGTAGATTTGAATGAGATCATTTTTATTACACCCTCCAGGTGTATTTAATCACTTCAGGTTTTGCATGGAACTTCTGGTTCAACAGAATTGCCAGTCTTTACTACAGTCTTTATTGGTGGAATAACTTTTTTCTTTAGCAATGCATTTCCAATTAATTCAGTACAATCATTAAACATTAGTGTTGCATTCAATCTTTTAATCATGCCAGCCAGCCAATCTCCATGAGATTTGAACTGTAATAATTCGCATTCGTCTAGAGCATTTTGTAGATCTAGTTCAGTTAGTTTCTTCATAAAATTATTCACTTAGACTCTGTTACTAATTGCCATGATCGAACAGTTGCTTTAGCTCCACGTCTGGTTTTAAGTTTTAATTTATCACATCTTCCAGTATGGAAAGCAACTAATTCTGATGCACGTTTTTCAGTTGCACAAGTAGATGCAACATAATGGAGGCCTTTTCCCCACTGGATAGTGATTATGAATTTTTGGATTTCCATAAATATCCTTATTCATGCATGATTATTTTATCAAGCTCTTGGGTTTCTTCAGCTAGTTTTGTATAAAGCATCCCTGCATAGTGTGCAATCTTTAGCAGGTCAAGCCTCTGTTGGCCTTCACGAGAGTTCTTTCCATAACGATTTAGATACTTTTTCATTTGAGTGATAAAGTCAGCTTCGCTAAATTCTGAACATTGATCGTTACCCTTATCTCCGTATTGTGGCACTGTGTAGGATTCAATATGATTGAAGACTCTAGTAGCAAAGTTTTGCCATTCAGCTGCTCGTAATGAAGGACCAGATTCGTAATCTTCTTCTGATGGACAAGGATCAATTTGCATAGTTAAGCTCCATTGATAATTATATACTAAAAGCCATTCCATTAGATTTAGTAATGGCTTTTATATTATTTGTTTATATTCTACTTTTCACTTGCCTCAATCCTAGCTAGATAAGCTTGATATTCAGCTTCAAGTCTTGGCACTTTCATAGATATTCTTCCTACAAGAGCATATAAAGTTTTTCTTTCTTCAGAATTAAAATTATATCCTTGATCTGATTCTAAATATTTAACAAGTGGTATGTATAAATTTTTATGTATATCAAGCTGTTTCTTTATCCTAGCAGCTATATCTTCTAATGATTCTTTACATGTCATTCCTTTTGCCATTGCAGCTTCATTATTATCCAACATAGTTTTCTCCTTTTAAATCATCTTTATGTTTTTCTATTTTTGATACAAGATCTTTCAAGCCTTTTTCAATCTTATAAAGTCTTTCAAGTTCATCAGCAGCTTGTAATCTTGCTGCACGTAATTCATTTTCGTCAATACCGTATGGGCTTCGCAAGTAAGATATCATTACCATTTTATCCATAGTCATTTCAATCCTCCAGGTTCGGAGTAACAATTCCTCGATTCACCAATTCAAAAAAGCATCTCTTAGTTGCACTGATATCTGCATGCGCGTCATGTGCTCCATCAAATCTTTCACCAAATAAGTGTTCATGCAACTCGGTTAGCTTGGGCCATTTTGCACGTCCAGCCTTGTTTTTCAATCCACACATTTTTACCACAGCCTTATCTTTCATGGTACAATGGTTTGGCAGGTCAAGATAAAATGCACTTCTCGCCAGGTCTGACAACTCTTCCAAGTTGCGTTCCATCATCTGGTAAACGTAGTTCCAATCAAAGGCAAAGTTATGACATACAACCAAATCTGCCTGTCGGAGCATTAGGCCAAATTGTTCAGCAGCAATTAGTTCATCTATTCCTTCTTGGTCGGCTCGTTCAATGGTAATGCCATGCACTTCTTGTGCATAATAATTCATTGACCGGCCATTACTTTTGATGATGACATTCATTTGATCAAATTCTTCTTCTTGGCTGGCAAGAATTGCTCCGATCTGTACTGTCCAGGCCTGCTCGGGATCATTAGCAGGCAGAGCTTTTTTAATAAAGTCAGAAGTTTCAGTGTCAAAGAATAGTACTTTTGTAGCTGGTGTCATTTAGTTCTCCAATTAATTTAAAATTTCTTCAACAATTGATTTAATTTCATTTCTTCCCCAACCAGTTTTTAACTCTAATCTTTCAAAAAATAATTTTTTAAATTCTTTAATTTCTATAAAAGCTGTTTTTGAATTACTCTTTTTATCTATAGCCTCTTCTATGTCAATAAGACAACATCTAATTTCTTCTAATTTATCTACTATTACACCTAATTGATTATCAGTCATTTTAGTTTTTCTCCATTTGATTTTTAATAACATTCCTATCCATCAACCTAAATACTGTTCTGTCAAGATATGTTGGATCACGAACTTTGTGTTGCTTACGAATTGTGGTATACATGCAAGTAGTGGCAGAATTCTCGGCTTTGAGTATTCCAGACTGCTCAGCCATTTCAACATAACCTCGTAGCTGAGGAATGTTATCTACATCTAGGTGAAAGTTTCTAACCAGTTCTGTCCATTCAAAAGATTCGTGATTATCAATGAATGAAAGTATCTTTGCATAGATGTTAGCCTGACTGGATAAACCAAGTCCATAGAACGCGTTTGGCATTTCAAGTTCTGTTGCTTGCATTATTGCTAAGGCTTGCTCGAAGTGTTCAGCTGTAATTATCATGTCGTCAGACTCGGCAGCACAAACCAACATACAGACCTTATTCAAATGCAGTGGTCTTCTATGATTATAGCCTAAGAATCGCTCACTTGGTACACCTGACTCGTCATAATCTTGCTCATACCAACGCACATAAGTTTTAAGAAAATCCTTACTTAGGGTGAACTGTCCGGATAAGTTTGCAATTTCTTGCAGGTCGTTTTCTAAATTCTTTTGTGTCTCTTCCTCTTCTTCAGTTAAAAACTGCAAGGCTCTTCTTTGCTTGGGACCCTGGCCAACTACGAAAATGATCCGGGAGATTAGGCCACCACCAACAGCGTCTTGACTCAGTTTAGATTGCAAGAGACTAGGAGTTATGCAGCCAAAGAGCGTTAGCCAGCAATTGGATATGTCTTCAGTCTTTCTTGCTAAAGTTTTATACTTCCAAGTATCTGCACAATCAAACAGGTCAGTCAGGGATGCTAGGAGCATTTGGTCTCTGTCGTTTAAGAAGACTTGAAATTCTTCTGACCAGATTGATACACTCTTATGCTTACGAGTAAACCCAGCATGATCAACATAAGTATCTTCGCTGTCCATGAGTTCTCTATACAATGCCTGGGTTGAGCCTAGCGAATCTGCGCCGATATTAACGTCTAGTTTTTGCACAAAGCTTTTTGCAATTTTCATGGCTGTGCCTTTCCGTCCCCCAGGTGGACCGACAAGAGATACGAATAAATTAGGATAGACATGACCTCGCAATGCGCCCCAGTTACAATAGCACTTTCTTCGCAAGGCAGAACTAATGGCTGTTAGTCCGCTCCAAAGATGATAAAGTTCTGGAGGCTCTGTTCGCTGTGTGTACTTCATATAATGTGCCAACCAATTATCTAATTGCCTCGACATGAAAAGGTTCCTTGAATAGCGACATACGATTGTTGAATGGCCTCGCCATTAGTTATCTCTTAAATTGATTTAATACACTTAGCTATACAAAAATCATTTTCATTTAACCAATGATGAAACTGTTTTGCAGAATAGATACAAGATTTAGTTTTACATTTTAAACTTCTTTTCATTAGTCTTGGACAATTCATTGCAATACAAAATTCTTTCTTTTGATATCTTTGAGTTATCATAATTAGAATCCTATCTTTTCAATAGCTTTATCACAATCTTCCTGAGTGAACTTACTGATCTATACATTTACCCAATACCAAGTTTTATTTCTTTTAATATCAGATATTGTTGTAAAATGAACATTATATACTGAAGCTAGTTTTCTAGATAATCCATGATGATTTTTATACTTTAACATCCATTTAATAACCTTAACTGCTTCTTCATTAAGCTGTGCAAATATTGGTGATTTTCTTTGCATTAAATCTAAAGCATTATCCTGATGATTACCTAAGACTAAATGTTTAGGATTCATACAATTTTTATTATCACAAGTATGCCTAACTATTTTTCCTTGTGGAATATCCCCATTAAATATCATATAAGCAAGTTGGTGTACTCCATAACGTTTATTTCCACATACTATTCTTCCATAACCTGTAGTCTCCAATTTACCTTGCCATAACCAACAACTATCATAATCATTAAAAGAGTTTTCAGGCATAAGAGATAAAAATCTTTTTTCAAAGTTTGAAAAAGCTTTAAAGTCTATAAGGTCTATTTTATCTTGCATTATAAAACTCCTATTTTATTTATTGCTTGATCTATACTTTCTTGATTGAAATTACTTATATCAGCTGTGTTGCCGGCCCATTGGGTACCCACCTTAGCATCCAGACCAATGGTAAAACTCTTTCCCTTATATGTGAATGTATGTGTCAAATGATCTTTGATAATTAACAAGATTTGTAATAGGTTTGGAATCTGACTCTTATGAAACCTGAATACAAACGAATCATGAACAGTTGTCATACATCGAATGTCAAAGCCATCTTTGCCTAGCCTAGGATCAGTCACTACTTTAATCATTCCACGATTGAGCAACTCTGCAACGGTTGACTGAGGCTTGTAGCTATAAGCATTTCTGAATAATGCTGCATTCATTTCACCTAAGAACCTGCGAGGCCGGCCAAATAAGTTATAGAGAACTCGATTTTTCTGGACTTCTTCTTCGATTGATCTATGCCAGCGTTTCAGTCCAGGAAAACGGTCAGAGTACATATCAAGTAATCTCTTACACTCTGACTGTGACTTGAAGATTTCCTCAGCCGCTAGATTGTCAGAGAATGTCTGTGGACCCATTGCATAGTTCGAGGCATGAACTACCTTTTTTCCCATATAACGCATGGTAGATTTCTGATCAGCCTTTTTAGTTTTTGCTTCATGAATTACTTCTTCAATCGGAACATTGAATATCTTACTTGCATTAAAACTATGCACATCAATACCAGATTCAAACGACTGGATCATGTTGGCATCTTGAGTAAGGTATGCAACTACATGAGCCTCTGCCTTGGCAAGATCACATTCACAGAGAATCCAATCTTCATCAGCAATGAGATAATATTTAAAAACATAAGGCTGATTCTGAAGATTCGATCCAGTACCGAAATAAGTCTTTTCAGTAGCAATCCTGCCAGAGACTGTTCCAGATATTTTATGATTACATCGTAATCGCTTATCATCATCCACTTGAATATTAAAGTAAGTAGATACCATCTTTTGATACTTACGAATCTTTATGATGATCCTAGCTTCTTCAGAACCTTTAATATCTTTCTTTGCAATTCTGTGCAAAGCTACAGTATCGCATGTAACTGATCCAGTTTTGCGATTCACATATGGTTTAATCATACAAGTTCCGTAGAAGTATGCAACCATTTGTTTCGCTGAACCAGGATTGATTTCCTTGCCTGCGAGTTTATTCAGATCTGCTTGAAGCTCAATCAGCTTGACTCCATACTCAGATTTGATCTTTTCAATTCCATCTGTATCAGTCAGAATGCCATTGAATTCCATTTCCATGAGTGGCTTATGAAGATTCATTGTATAATCCATAGCATCCATAGAATCGAATTCACCTAATTCTTCAAGGAGTTTCTCCGTGATGGGTAATAAGTAAGCTGAGTCTTTGGCATTATAAGTCCAGTATTGTGGCCAGTTCTTGATGGCCTTAAGGTGTGATTGCTTTCCTTCGTCTTTGTAATAGGGATAGTAAGTGTAAGTTGAAGTTAGATAATCAAGTCCCTTTGGAAGTTCTGTATAACATATATGCTGCGCAAGCATTGTATCAAAATAAAAGTTATCTGTTTTAATCATCATGGTACGGAAAGTAAACATGATATCGAACATTCCATTTTGACAAATCTTACCTATGGCTTCATCATTAAGTATTTCAGCTAAGCCAGTCCATATTTTTATCTCTTCTGCTGTTGCCCAATAGTTGCCCTGGTTGTTCATTAGAGGAACAGACATGGACAGGATCTTATTATCGTGATATACTGCCAATGAGTAGCAGGTAATAAATTCTGGCGTAGCTTCAATGTCAAATGCCACATATTGTTTTGTCTTAATCAATGCATAGAACTGCATGATTTCTTCAAAGCTAGGCTTGATTTTTATTTCCACATTATCGGTAAGCAATTCTGGATCTTCAATGATTCGTAGGGCTTTCGTAAAGTCTGCGATCATTGTATAAAAGTGGATGGGCTGACCATATGGGAGGGTGAAAGATGGATGATAAGACAAACCTATTATCTTTCCAGCCAGTTTTTCTTTCAAATGTGGAAAGTCTTCTGCATGGTAGAATGATCCACGATATTTTGTGATTGAATCATAGCGTGGCTCATCCAGCAAAAGTCTCATTGGAGTTGCACCAAGCAACATTATGACTTTGCCTGGAAATTGTGCAAGCTCATTAATTAGTGCTGCCTGCAATTTAGACCAGTCTGGATGGCGATAGCCCTTATCTGTCCATAAGACAGCAGTATTGTTTTTGGGAAACTTAGCTTTGCAAGCATTAGTGAGATAGATTTTATATCTAGCTAGTCTGACGGCTGCACAGATGCGATTAAGCTGAGAACCTGTTGGTCCAACGAATGGTTCGTTCTTCAGGACTTCAATTTCACCTGGAGCTTCGCCAACCATAGCAATCTCAGACGTGAGTATGTTATCAGTTGGAGCGCACTCTACAGCCAAGCAATCGAAAGAACCTTCTTTCTGCGGAGTTGCTGTAGTTGATATGCTAGGAATTATCATTGTAAGTTCCTTTTAATTTAATTCTTTTTCTTCTATTATAGGAACATCTATCCATTCAGAAGTTGCTTCATTAAAATATTGTAATGTATCATAATTTACTATTTTCATTGGATTTGGTCCACCATACCTAACATCCATAGGATGGCAATCTAATTGTTTAGAATATTTTCTTAAAATTCTTAATTTCATTTTTATATTCTATCCTTTGTCAATGCTCCTGGATTAGGAGCCTTTATTTCTTGTTTGCAATCCAAGCAAAGGTAAGAACGAACTCGTATAACATTTGCACTTATCATGCTGACAGCAAAGTTATAGTTTGGCTCATTCTTATAGCCGTTTGGCCAGCTCTTGGAGGCAAAACCTATTTCGAGTGGCACGATGTTTTTGTGTAGGCAACAGTTAGAGCCAGGCGTGATGGGAGCTTTCTGTTCTGATAGTTGGCCTACTTTATATTTTGTCATAATAAAATCCATGAACTAATTTTATTTTGCAGCAACTAAAACAGGTTTTCCTTTTATACCTTTTGCAGCAATAACTCCATATATTTCTTTTGTTCTATCATATACTGGCATTACAGTATCACCATCTAACCATACAACATCATTTACATCAAAATCATCTCCAGCAATATGTAATTGTGGATTTTTAAGTATTCCACTTAGTAATTCAATAACATATCTATTATCTTTTCTCATATTAAAGTCCCTCCACTTCAGCAGTTATCCCAAGATAATTCTCAAGCCTCTGATAAAACTCTGGAATATACTTCTGGCTCTTATCACAGCCAACTGGCATCATTTTTTCTTTGGCCGCGCTGATCAAGCAGTTACCAGAACCAACAAAGAGGCTCATAAATAAAGTGCCAGGTTTTCCTAGGGCTTTTAAGAAATGATCATAAAGCTCTATAGGCTTTTCCCATTGGTGAATTCGTTGAGATGAACTGACTGTACTTATGTTAATTGAAGATGACAAGCTAGGAGTATTAAACTGTGCATTTCCCTTACGCAGTAGGAGGAACATTTCCCAATTGCTCACCATGTTTGTTTTAGGTTTATTGGTACTGCCACCAACTTTGTTCCATGAACCAGGAGACTGAGTTCCAAATCCTATTTCTCTTGCAATATTGTTGATCTGTATAAAATGTTCTTTGCCTGTCCAGACTAAAGCCCAACTACAGTCAAGCATCTTTTCATATACAAGTGGAAGATAATTGAAGTAGAAGTCATAAAGTTCTTTTTCATCCCAATCTTGAGCTTTACATTCGATCTTGTTTGTCTTACCATAGTTGTCATTGAAATCAATTGCATATGGTGGATCAAGTTCTACCATCCCTACAGAATTGTTTGGAATCTTATCGAGGAATGTTTTATAGTTTTCAGCGACATAAATTACTTGGATATTAGATCTGATTGGTTCTTGTTCATCATTAAGGTCTTCATCATCTTCATCAAACTCAGCAAGTCTTTCTTTGGCTTGCTTGGTTTTCTCAAACACATTCTGAGTTACCGTGTTCTTTATCGGAGCAGTCATGGTTCCGTTTTGCAGCGCAACTAAACGCCCTTTTTCAGCATCGGTGAAACTCCCCATTCGCTGAAGTGCCTTAGCTTGTTCTCCAAGAGCTTTGTATGCTTCCTTGGCTCGACCTTTAGTAGACTGTTCTTTGAGGATTGGAAATACTTTGAGAGCTTCAGCGAAAGCAAGGTCGGTAGATAAGCCACCAAGACTGCACTTAAGTCTCTTGGCTGTTTCTCTATAGCCCCAAGATTTGTTTTCCTTGCCTGCGGCCTCTACCCAATAGTTGTGCAGCTTATATTTGAGGTCTATTTCCTCATGCCACAGAAATTCCTTTCGATCCATATTACTGAGGAGTTCAATCAAAAAGTGATCGTCTTCAGTAATGCCGTCGAAGACTCGAACTTCTATTGTTTCTCTGCCGAGTTTCTTAAAGGCTTCGATACGATGCAGGCCATCAATTAAGACGTTATTTGAATCTATAAGGATCGCATGAAGTTGGCCGACCATAGAGATTGAATCGGCTAGACTGGAGATGTCGCCTACTGCTGATCGTGCGCGATCCTTAATTATAATGTCTGAAATATTACGTTCTTCTATTTGAAATAATTGCATAGCTTTAACCTAGTTTAAATTTTGAAACTGCCTTTTGATTAACTCTATTTGATCTGCTGAAAGTTTACCAAGCAAGTCTGTTGCATTCTTGGTAGGATCAGCCATCATCTTCTTGCCGCGCTTTGTTCCAGAGTTCTTAGAAATGTTCTTCATGGCAGACTTTGTGATCTTTTGAGACTTAACAAATGCTGCGTTCAGTGCAGATGTTCGCATAGTCCTGACTTTTTCAATTAGTCTGGCTTGCTCTGGATAAGACATTTCTAAAAATGACCGGCAGTAAATACGATCCATTAGTGACATGATTATTCTCCAATAACGTCTGACTTACGTACAACTTCAAGCATTTCTTTAACTCTTCTCTTTACCCATCCAGGAACTTTTTGCTCACAAGCTTTTACAAGTTCTTCGTGGATAAAATTATCCACAATAGGAGAAAGAACTTGTTTAAAATCAGCCTTAATTTTATCCTCTAATGCAGTTTGTATTGATTTACTTATAATACTTTGTACTTGATAACAACCTGAACCTCTTTTAACAATACGTTCAAGTTCTTGCTGAATTGATTCTTCTGTAATTTCGATTGTTAGTTTCATTGAGTCTTTTCCTTATCTATGATCTCCAGAACCACCTAACTTGTTGCGTTCTTTACGATCAGCAAGTTTGTTAATATTCATTATTGCTATATCTTCAAGTGCTATTTCAAGATCATAGGCTGCACAAGATAGATACCACAAAACATCTCCAAGCTCTTTAGATATTTCAAGTACATCAGTTGGTGAAATAAGTCCATCTTTGTCACGATAAATCTTCTTGAGCTTACCTGCTACTTCACCAGCTTCATTAGCAAGCCCAAGAATGTGACAATCAAGAGCTTTGTCTGGTGGATAAATGTCAGTTGAATTTGCTAAGGCTTGATATTCATTAAAGGTCATAATAATCCCAATTTATAAAGAATAAAATAGACAAGTAAAGCACCATGAACACAAAGTTGAATAGTAAATTGAAGTATTAAGTATTCTCTCATAAGATTCATCACTTACTCCTCTATACCGGGCAAAGTTAATGCCTTACCCTTATACATATAATCAAGAACCTCATTCAGCTTTCCACCATTAATTATGCTTTTCAGCGAAAGGAATATTTGCCTGAACAGTTTTGTTTGCTGTCCATGATGGAAGTGTTCCTGGACTTGTTCGTACAAGTCTTTATCTATTCGTGCAGTTACTTTACATTCTTCTTTGAGCATTTTGTTCCCCATAAAAGGTTAAAAAGAATTAAACTTCTATATAGTTATCTTCAAAAAACTTCTTTGCAACATACCATTTATCATTTGGATTATTCGGATTAATTGCAATCATTCCTCCTTCCTCTGGATTATCTTCAGGACTAATTGAAATACCTGCTAAATCTTCTCCAGGTATATATGGCCGCATAGGCTGAACATTCTTTTTTCTATAATTTTTAAATTGCTTCTGATTTTCCATTTTAATTTTGCTCCTTTTGCAGTAATGTAAAAAGTTGTTCCTCAGTTATCTGAGGGATATTGTAACGAGTTGCCTTTTCTATCTTAGTTCTGCCTGGATCGTCTCCGACAACTAAATAATTTGTTTCTCTAGTTACTCCAGATGAAAATTCAAATCCGTATCCGTTCAAAATTTCAATCATAGTTTCTCGTGACTGGCTTAATGATCCGGTAATGCAATAAATTGCTTTCGCCTCACTTGGTAATGGGGCGAATGAAAAGTTTTTCATTTCCTTAATTGCTTCAGTATAAATAGTAGCTGCTTCAACAAAGCTGCGTTTGGCATTATCAGTTATGTGAATATTAATCTGACCAGTTTTCAAATATTGACAAAGCCGCAAAGAGGACTTATATGCAAGTCCGGGCAATCCCAATCCTGCTACAAAGTGTGCCATTGTGCATTGATTGTTCATTGAAAACACTTGTTCAGCGATGTTGCTATAAATTGTTACACCGATTGTATTTATTATGTCTGGTACAAGATCATAGCTAAGTGGATCAAGTAAGGCCCAAGGCTTGGTACTAAGAACTGAATAACATTTTTCATTCGATAGTAACTTTTCTATAATGCCTTCACCAACTCCGTCGATTTTTATTCCTTTCTGAGAGTAGAAGTAAGCAATGGAGACAATTGATTTTGCTATACATTTTTCACCATTACAGACAAGATGTACACCATCCCAAGATAATACATTATTACATTTTGGGCAAACAGTTGGAAGTTGTAAATGTGCATCATGTTCAGATGGCTCTTTAACAGTAATTATTTTAGGAATTATCTCTCCAGCTTTTCCTACAGTTATAATTGAATTAAATGTAATTCCTTTATTTATTATCCAAGCTGCATTATTGCCTGTTACGCGGTTATTGGTAGTGCCACAAAGTTCAATTGGTTCATAGACAACTGTTGGAATTGCCCGACCTAGGCGACTAATGTTCCATTCTATATTAACAACTTTTGTTTCTTTAACTTGGATTGGAGGTTTCCAAGCTATCGACCAGTTATTGGTTTGGCCATTATTACCGGCGACTAGCCGAACTTTTTCATCTGCCACCTTGATCATCAAGCCATCCATCGGATAGATTTTTGACCATTTGTTATATGTCTCAAGCAGAAAATCTCCCATAGCTTCTAAGCTACCGGAGTAGGTATATTCTTCAAATAGGTTACCATGATTATGGGGAATCGCTGTCATCAGGGCAGAAGGCTTGTCATACTTGCGTTCTAACCAGCCTGCAACTACATTACGAGGATTGGCTCCATAATCTGGATTCCACTCGTTCAGTGGGATGAGAATCTCAACTGGCTGAAAATGCCTAAGCTGAAATGGAAACGTAATGTATGGCATTAAATGAGTTATGTCTCGTCCACATCTGCCGTCACCTTCGAGAGTTATGTTAATTCCAGTATCTGTGAGGGTTATAACTGCTGCACATCCATCGTATTTGGGTTCAATTCGAAGTTTGTAACTGCCAAACCTTGTGAGGAATGGCTTGAGGTCGAGCATGTTGAATGCTTTGTTAGTTCCATAGATTGGATGTTTGTGCCAGGTTTTGCCTGTCAGAGCTGTTCTGCCTTGTGCGGTATGGTAGAGGATATTATTATGTGGGTCTATTGCATGAAGTTGTTGCCACAACAGATCATATTCAGAGTCTGTCATGAATGGTATGCCAGATGCATAAGCCATGTTTGCTTGGGAGATTTCTTTTATGAGCTGATCTTTATTCATCATAATCACCAAAAGTTATTACATTTAAATACATTGGAACAAACTTTCCGATATTATTAGAAACCTCTAAGAGAGATTTGCAATAAGAACAAGTAATTTTTTCACCATATAGATCAACAGCTATTCTTGATGGAACTTCAGAACGATCATACTCTTTCATTTTACATTCATCAGCTTTAGATTGAACATGAATTGATGATCCACAAGCTGGGCAATAAAAATTAACTGTATCAAATGATCCCATTGATAGCTCCTCTATTATAGTCCAACTAAAGATCTAGCACAACGATCTGAACAAACAGGATACCTTGACATAAATATAGCATCTTCTTCTTTAACTTCAGTACCACATTCAGCACAAATACATATTCCATCAAATTCTATATATTCTCCACTCCCTTTTGAGGGAAATTGATCTTTCGTTGGATCTATTATATTTCCAGTCTTATCTTCACACCACCAATGTTCTTGCTCACCCCATATTGGACAATAGTAATGCCCTCTAACTAATCTAAGACTTGGATCTTTTTTAATTAAAACTTCTGAAAATTCTTTACATTTACCACGATATTTTTCATAATCAGATTGCTCACTCATTACAAATCTCCTTTAAAGTATTTTACTTTTAGGAATTATTTTATAATTATTTCTTTATCATTAATTAATATTAATCTTGATTTTCCAGTTTCTGTTTTAGATGTTCTAATTTTTAATACAGGCGCAACAATTGTCTGCTTACCAGTAATTCTTTTTTGTATAAGAATATCAGCATCGTCTGGAAAATCTTTTATAACTTCTTTTAATTCTTTAATTAACATAATGATTCTCCTTTGTAAGATATTTATCTTTGCTAAACATTAATATTTTAGCAGATTAATTCTTAGTAAAGATAAATAAAAATAAAAAGTTGTCGTTCAAATACTTGCGAAACTAATTAAAAAGTTACGTTCATATTTGAACGACAAGTTATTATTTATTCCGATATCTTGTAGGCGTCACATCAACGCCTCGTTCAGAATGACACTGTTCCAGCAATGTCAGACCTAGCTAACTGAAAGTGGTAACTAGACTCTAATATCGAATTAAACTTGGTCATAAAGCTCCGTTATTAAACAACTCTTGCAATTTCATTCCGTGGCTGGCCAACCTTGATCGGATTACCATCATCGTCTGTACTCATGCCATCATTAAAACTGAGTTCAGCCGTAAAATTGAGGCCGACCAAATCAGATTCGTCAGTTTCCTGGTCGGGATCAAGCCCAAGTGCCCGAAGGAAATCTTTAACCATCCTCCACATGAGGTTATTCTTTTCCTCATCATCGCCCTGATAATCTTTGTAATTACCATACCAGAGAGTGTGAAAAATAGTTGATGCATTATCTTCTCCGTCGACATTAATAATGAGTTGACAACCATACCTGCCTGTACGTTGAGACTTGGTTTCTTTAACCTTAGAGATGGTCAAGTCATATTCGCCAGCTTCAACGGGAGCTTTGTCAGGAATTTCGGACAGATTAGGAATCATAGACATAGTTAATACTCCTTTAGATTGTTTGTTGCGTGACCAAAGAACTATTCTTCGATCAAAGATTGGTTGCTTTTAGTTAATTGTTAGTTTTGTTTTGAGTGTCTTGTTTTCTCCTTTTTATTTATTTTCATCTTTTGGGTTAACGTAGTCATCCTCATTAGGCTTTTTACCTGTAACCGTTACTACAAAGTCAAGCTCTCCTTCTGAGCTTACTGAAATAGAATTAAAAATATCATCTATAAATTGCTCATTCTCTTTATCAGGAATGTCAAAACAAATTACATCGTTATAACTTTTTGGTTTGAATCCAATTTTCATAATTAAAACTCCTTTAATTAATCTAAATTAGTTACGCTGAGATGGATTGTGGAATAACTGTTTTTCCTGCCAAATATGCGTTTGCTAATTGATCCATTGATATTCCTTCAACCTTTGGCATATCAAATACACGAGATTTTGCTTCAAATGCAAGTTTTTCAGTAAAGAAGATTTGCCGTTTCGTTCCTTGTGTTGTCAGCAAGTATGCTTCATCAAAATCAGCAGCAAGTAATTGCCTGAACTGACCATTAACTGCAGGATACCTTGCTACTACTTCTTGATCAGAATTCATAAGAGTATGAAGATGAACTGTTACTGCAACTGCACAAGGAAGTTCCTGGAGTGAACTTACCAAAGTGCTCATCCAATTAAGCAGTTGGCCCCAATGCGCAGGCGCCATGCCCATCTTCATGTCGATCTTTTTACCGATGCCGCTTGGAGTAATACCAGATTTTTTTTCAATTTCATGAATTGCTTTCTTGTTTGCATTCGTCAGAGAGTCCAGCACTAACATGCCTGACTGTTCCTTCAACCATTGGAACAAACCATTTTTTTCATCCTCCTGGAATGTTCGCCAAAAATCAGAGAAGAGTAAAGAGTTGGCTGAAAAGTTATCAATAGTAATGTCATTCCTGCTGCCCATGATTTTTTCAACTGTTTTTTCACCTCCCTTATCAAAAAGATAATAATGAAGTGGGCCTTTAGTATATGTTGCTGTAAAATGAGTTTTACCAGAGCCTGAGTTTCCAGTCAGCAAGAATTTGAGATCAAAATATCGTTTCTTCTCAACTAGCTTTGTTTTATTGAAATTTGGTACTGAAGCTGCTTGTGGGTTCATTTAAAACTCCTTTAAATGATTGTTAGTAATGAATAGGCTGGCAGGATTCGAACCTGCATGATAGGTCTGGTTCGTACACTCTAGCTGATCAGTTCTAAAGTTGCTGCAACCTTTAGTTACCATTTATGGCACCTCCATATCTATTTGCAGCACTTCAAGAGGCGTCTACCAATTCCGCCACAGCCTAATTGATTAATCTTTATTCCAACTACCCGCTTTAAGTTGAATTGGATGTGAATTTTCGTGATAAGGTTCCAGACAAGTTGCATCCATATCAGATAATCTATCTGGATTATCTTTAAAATGCCCCCGCAAAGATTTTGCAAAGCCAGCATGAATTAAACATGATTCTCTTTGCCATCCAGCAGTCCATCTTACAGCTTCAGTAGTGTACCACTTACCTGAAGGTTTCCAGAAATCAACTCTTACCATTGCAGGATCATTTGAATAATGGCTCATGATTATACCTCACTCAACCTTTGTTTCGTCTTAGCTTCATGAAGTTCGGGGTCCCATTCAGAATGAATAAATCCTTGCGGTGCTTTTTCCATCCAATGTAACGGATTATTTCGAAGCCGGCAAAGATCATAATAAGGACAAACTGAGCTGAATGTTGTGCAAGCATAGCCTGGATTCCTATGGAACGATTGCAATACATCCGAGCGTTCCCGGCAGTTAATCTTATCTTCTTCAAGAAGGTTTAAGTTTTGCTGAATCTCATTTGCATAATGACAAAGGTCAGACAGGAAGTGTTCGATTGCAGCGGAGCGTTTGTTGATTGTGATTGGTACGAAGTCAATCTTGCTTTTCTGACAAAGAGCAACTCGATAAGTAATTGTGGGGATTTTATCATAAAAAATTCTGCCAGCGGTTAGATAACCGTCTGACTGGAATGACATTTCAAATGTTTGTGGTGTTGTAGAGTAGATAGCTTTAGCGGTTTTGTGGTCGAGAATATCGATACCATTCTCACCAGAGGAAAAGATAAGGTCGATGCGGCCGATATAATTTGGCAGCTTTAAGCCATTTACAGATAGGTCGATAGAAAATGGTGCTTCAACAGCCAGGATTGAGCGATTTTTTACATCACTTACAAGAAAGCGATCCCAATAACCCTTATACATATTGGCTGCATGTCCAGGGGACTTAGGGAAAATTGCATCTTCATTCTTCCAAAATGGTTCGCCATCGAGCTTCCAGAGTTTATGGAAGGCTTTGATGGAAGTTTCAGTTGCATCAAGAACAGATGGTGAAGAATCCTTAATTAAGATGTTATACGTGGTTTCAAGGCCGTAATGCCAGCAGCTTCCGAATACAAGATGAATGGATTGTCCGGCAGGTTTGAGGTGCATTACATATTGAAACAGAAACCTGCGTGGACACGTAAGATAGGTAGATAATGCAGAATAGTCTATTTTTTCGTAAAAATTCATTTGAGAAATCCTCTCGTTGAACTTTACTAAGAAGCCGATTCCAACATCGTCATGCTGGCGATACCTGTCAATTCAGGTCGAATGGTGCGCATGGACTTGC